GGAATCGCCATCAACTCACGGTCCCGCTGCTGAATTTCAGCTTCCGTCATTGCGCTATCGGCGTCAGTGCCAAGCGCCTCTGCCTGCTGCATGAAGTCGTCATGCTGGGCCTTCAGGGCGTCATACTGCGCTTTCTGGGCAATGTAAGCGCCAGGGTCCGTCATCGCCAACTGCGGGTCAGGCGCTTGCGGGGCGATATGCTCCCCAATCGTCCGAAGCTGCTGGGCAAACTTGGCCTGTGCTACTGCGTCGGCTTGGGCTGCGCGCGTTTCCGCTGTCCGCTGGGCCTCTGCTGCCTTCGTGGTTGCCGTCTGGACCTGGACCGCCCTACGGGCTTCCAGATCGGCCACGTACTGCTGCGCCTCTTTGGGAAGAGCAGCAAACTTGGCCTTTTCCTCGGCATTCAGGCTGACGGGCGCGTCGATGGCCGCTTGCGGTTCGTCTTCGCCGTCGTCCTGTTCTTCGTCGTCATCGCCGTCGAGGTCTAGTTCTGCCTCTTCGGTTTCCTCCGTCGAATCTTCCTGTTCCTCGCCGTTGTCCTCTTCAGGACCGTCAAGGTTCAAATCACCAATCAATGCCGCTGCGCTGTCGAGATCATCGCCGCCGGCTTCTGCATCCAGATGGGCCAACTAAATTCTCCTAACGTCCGACATAGCGGCCAACATTAGCCACACGGTCTACGTGTTCCTTCTCTTTAGCACGAATATGGCCGGTATCAATAACCGTCCGTACCTTTGCCTCAAGTTCCTGCGCAATCTTGTCGGCAACGCTTAAAGCAAGCTGTTTGCCGCGATCATCCGGCGAAAGCTGGCTGTATTTCGCGAAGTAATCCGCGCGCAGGCTGTGGATCATGTCGTAAAGCCCGCCATCCTCAGTCGCGAACGCTTCCCACCGCTGCCCGCGTGCAATGGCGTCCGTGCCATTCTGCGTGCGGGTGTAGGGGCGGGGTGCATCGGCGCGGATGTAGCCGAAATAGGCCAGGATGCGGTCAATTAGCGGCACTAGCGGCCTCTCGTTTTGCTCGATCTGCTTTATATTCCAAACTAACCACGCGCCAAAGATTGGCGTAGGTGCGGTTGGCTTCGTATTCTTTTACGCGTTTAGCGTATTCCTCATTTGCCATGGCTACTCGACCTCTGCATGTTGCACAATTGCCATCTTGATACGCTCTAGAAGGCCAAGCTGCGCAAAACCGGAAAACTTTCCCGCCTGGAGCCAATCGGTTGTAATGCTGCCCGTTTCTTCATTCGAAACACCAAAACACACAACAACGTGATCGGCTTCGATTTCTCCGCGTTCGATTTGCGCCAGCGCCACCCTGAGGCAAGCAGCGACATTATGGGCCCGGACATTGTTATCTTTTGCCCAGCGGGCTTCTTCAAGGCTTACAGGTTCATTCACGCGTCCAATCTCCCACCTTCACGGTTCTGCCCAATGTCCGCGTCAGTCTCAGCCTTACGGCTAATGGCGTATGCCTTAACCTCAGCCTCCTTGTTTGTGCGATAGATTGCAAGCGCGGCTTCGTCGTCGGCGCGTTCACGGGCCAACTGCGCATCCAACGCCGCCTGTTCGCGCTTCTGCTCCATTTCCAGCGCGTGCCGCTCGCGTAGCGCATCGATGTTGGCAGCGGCTTTTTGCCGCTCCAGTTCGATCTGCGCCGCCGCGCGCTGCTGCTCCGCTTGGAAACGGGCATCCTCCCGCTGCTGATCAGCCTGCATTGCCAGCATTTCAGGATCGGGCTGTTCCTGCTCTTGGACGGGTTGGCCGGTGTTGGGATCAATGGCCGGCGGCGCGTCTGGGTCTTTCCAGTAGTCATCACCCTTGCCGATGCCCAGGTCGCGCACCAGCCCGTCAATGGCGTGGAACAGGTTTTTCTCTGTAACGACCTTATTCTGAAAACCATCAACCAAGAACGGCGCAAGCTGCAACCGCGCCTGCACTCGTTTGTCCTTAGACCCGGTGCCCAGTCCCACCTTGATCGACAGGTTCACGTCCTCAGGCCACTGACCCGGATCAACCCGCTTATACTGCCCATCCACCTTGATATTGAACGGCTCGCCTTCACGCCTCATCAGGCGATACTTCTTCGCCATCAGTCGGGAGAACGACTCCGCGAAGTTGCGCGCGATGAATTCTTCCTGCTGCTGGCCCTGCTCCTGCAACCCCCGGAACGCCGTCGCCGTGTTGGTATTCAGCGTGTCGGCGTTCATGCCTTGGTTGAGGCGCGTAATGCCGGTTCGGGACTCGCGCTCGCCAGCCAGCCACTCCATCACCCCCAGCGACTTGCCGATGTCGAAGCTGGTCGTGTACGGCACCACGCCGCCAATGTCCGACACCCGGATAGGCGCACCAGCGATAGGCGACAGCAGATCGTCAATGGTGTTTTCGTCCATGCCCCGCGTGGACACCACAGGACGAGGCATGTTGCCTTGATACATGCCATCGAACAACTGCCGCGCAATCGTGGACCGGGCAAGCTGGATGTCCATGACCTTATCGGCCAGCGAATACCCGACCAGCCGATGCGGACGCGGAAACGGACAGAACACCGAAAACGGCTGTTCGTCCACAATCTCGATTGCCAGTTCGCCATCCTGCCAGCGCAGGATTTCATCTTCTACACGGAACACCTTGACGCGCTCGGCAATGCCGTCACCGTCCAGATCGATGCGGGCGTATTCCTCCCACAACTGCACCTGCTGAAGCGCAGTCGTGCTTTCCGGGTCTGGCTCCCACGTATCGCGGTCTGTGGCTTGTAAGCGCGTGTCAGGCAGCGCCGAATAGGACGGCAGCGCATAGACCTGTTCGCGATCAAAGCCCATGTCCACGAGGTCAGAGCGCGTCTTGATCGGGCAATGCGCCAGATAGTCCGCTTCATCCTCGTGCCGCGCACGCGCCGAATAGCGGAACTCGTTGGCCGGAATCGTTTCGTCAATGAAACGCTTCTCACGGCGCTCCATCTTCAACGACAGGACATAGGTGCCATCTGGTTGCGGTTCGGCATCCTCTACCTCGCCGTCGAAGCCCTCCAGTTCGACAGGATCGGAAATGGTGACGCGCTCCCGCATCACCCGCTCTTCCTCCACCATCGCCGTCTTGGTGACACCGTAGCGTTCCAGCAGGCCGCACGTCAGCCAATCATGCAGTACCCGGTAGCCGTCCTGCTGCCGCATGAACGCATATCCGATTGCCGCTGTGGCTTCCTCAGCCGCCTTCTCGTTGTCTTCGTCCGTGGCTTCGAACTCGACAACGCGGTCGCCGCTAACGAACGCTCGCAACACCGACACCACCATGTAATCGATGGCTTCCTGCACATCCGGCAGGACGATCTGGCTGCGTCCGTCGACTTCGTTACCGAATGGCCGCGCTTCGTAATACCGCCGCGATGCCTCCTGATAATCGCGGACACGCTCCCACTCGGACTCGGCGCTTTCCGCTTCACGCTTCAGGGCATCGACCAGTTCTTCAAGGTTGATGCCGGGCTGAGGCTGCTCTTCTTCAGCAACCAGCGGCGTCGGGTCAATCATCATGGGCACCGTCGCCATCAAACAACTCCACGCCGCAGCTTGCTTAAATCCAGCGAACCGTTGCCGGAACGCTCAGGCCGGATGGCCGCACTCTCGAAACTCTTATAGCCGTGAGAGAACTCATCATGCAACGCGTATGACTTGAACTGGCCTAGCTTATCATCCCACGCCTTGCGATAATTGTCCATGCAGGCGATCAACCGTGCGCAGCGGACTTCATCGAACCACACTTTGCCCAGAAAAGACCGGGACGCGTCAATGCCGGCCTGCTCGGTGTCGATCCGTTTCATCACGTCGATTGGCTTGATGCCTGCGCGCTCGGCATGCATCCGCCGCGTGTCTGCGACCTCCGTCAATGACCGCTGGTCAGCATCGTGCGGCATGTAGTGCCGGCTGTAGTTATAGCCCTTGCGGTTTAGCACAGCAGCGTAATGCCCAAAACCTTCGCCGCTGTTTTCATAATAGTCGATTGCCCGACGTTCGAAACCATGATCCTGCCAGAACGTAATCGTCATACTGTCGTTAAGGCCCAAGTCCCACGTCGTATAGACCGGCGCGTCCATGATAGGGATACGACAAATGCGACCTTCACGCCGGACCCTACGCATCTCGCTAGGAAAGTAAGCGCCCTCAATACTTGCTTCGAAAGCCTCTTGCGGCGTCGAAGGATACTCGCGCTTCATGTCCTCGCCCTGCTGCTCGGCTTTCTTCACATACCAAGCGACCTGTTCCTGGCGCAGGATAATGCCATGCTTATGGGCGAGGTCTTCGAAATACGCTTGCCACTCTGCCGTGATTGTCACGTCTTCGTGCAATTCGTATTCGCGAGAAGTCCACCACGGCGCAAAATGAAACTTGAAATCCAGTGCGGTCAACGGCGTGCCGGAATCAGCCTTCTGCTGCGCTTTCTGCGTCAAGTCGTAGAAATGCCCAGCCTGCCCCTCTGCCGTGCTTTCGATGACGATGCGCTGCCCAGCTTGCACCGT